GTTTAGGTCTAATGTCTACTAGCACTTCCAGCCGCATCTGCGGTTCTGTAAGCGTTTGGGGCGCGACTTCAACAAACCCAAAAGCTTATGTATCAACAGGCGGTGGCGAGGGTGCTGGTGCCACCTATAATCATAGAAGTTATGTTGGACATGGTATGTATCTGGGAACGAGTGCAATTTCGTCTGTAACGATAAATTCTTCAACAGGTAATTTTGACAATGGAACCGTTTATGTTTATGGGAGTGCGTGATTATGAAAATAACTGAAAAAATTGTCGAAGTTGATACTCAAAAAGAAACCATTATTGAAAGGGAACTTTTTGGGGACGAACTTGAACTTTACAAAAATGAAGAAAAAAAAGCAAAAGCTTTAATTGAAGCAGAAGCAGAACGCACAAGACAAAGAAAAAGCGCATTTGATAAATTGTCAGCACTTGGTCTTACTGCGGATGACTTAAAGGCATTAGGTCTTGGCTAAACTGTGTAAAGCGGGGCAACAGTTACGCGAGCAGATTGACGATGCGTTCCCCGATAGAGATCGAACTTCGGATGGCTGGATCGGTGATGCGAAGCATGCTGCTCGTAAGTCCGATCACAATCCTACTGTTGAAGGCATTGTACGTGCCATCGACATTGATGCTGACTTGCGATCCCATGCATCCGAAGCATGCGACCTTGCTGATCAGCTTCGATTACTTGCCAGATCTGATAAACGAGTTTCTTATATAATCTTTAACGGCAAAATAGCGTCATGGCGTGGCAATTACAAGTGGCGCAAATACAAAGGCATCAACCCACACACAAAGCACATTCATATTAGTTTTACTGCTAAGGGCGATTTTGACGGCAGTATGTTTCGCATCCCATTACTAACAGGAGAACCTATCAATGGAGCAAGCAAAAGCAGTCGCCGCAAGTTGGGCAAGATCATTTTTAGCAGCCGGGATAGCAACATACCTAGCGGTGGGCTGGGATGCACCTGCAATTGTCAATGCAGCTCTGGTCGCGAGTCTGCCAGTCATCCTGCGGTGGCTAAACCCTAACGACACAGCTTTTGGACGGCGATGACACCTGCTGAATGGGCAGCGTTTGTTGCTGCCATACTTTCATGCTGCGCACTTATTGTCGGCGGCCTTCGTTACATTATTCGACATGAAGTTCCGGGCATATTGGAAGCGTCAAACATCGTGTCGCGCATCGATAAACTTGAGTCAATGGTCTTAGAATTGCTGACTAATGAGCGCAAGAAAACCGTCAAAAAGCGAACTCGCCGCTAGGCGTAAACGCAAAGAATCTGCTGCGCGCAGATCCGGTGAACCATTAAAAGCCATAGACATTTGGGCTGCACAAATTGTCGAATGTTATGAAGCTTTGGTACGTGCCGGATATGGTGAAGATCGCGCTCGCTGGTACATCGAAGAACAGATGCGATTACCAGATTGGCTAGTGGGCAATCCTGATCATACGCCCTATGAAGATGATGAGGATGACGATTAAGCGAATCGTTGTTATTTCAGATTTACAAGTTCCCTACGAAGATAAGAAAGCCGTCAAGAATGTCGCCCAATTCATCAGAAAATACAAGCCTGATGACGTTCTATGCGTGGGCGATGAAATCGACTTTCAAACAATTAGCAGATGGTCGTCCGGTCGAGACGAGTGGTCTGGAAGCATTGGTCGAGATCGCGATGCAACTGTCGAAGTCTTGGCCGAATTGCAAGTTCAACATTTATCACGAAGCAACCATTCAGCCAGACTCTACAACGCCCTAAGTAAGCGTCTGCCCGGTCTTATCGGACTGCCTGAGCTGACAATTGAGCGATTCCTAAGACTCGATGAGTTAGGCATCAAATATCACTCCAAGCCCTACCAGTTCCACGAGAATTGGGTGATGGTGCATGGAGACGAACAAAGCACAAAGCCACATGGCGGTTTAACGGCCTTAGAAGCCGCTAAGAGGCACGGAAAGTCGGTGGTATGTGGTCATACTCATAGACAGGGGATTTCGAGCTTTACAACGGCCTCTGGAGGCGTTTTAACGGGTATCCTGACAGGGTTTGAAGTTGGTCATCTAATGGACGAGACTCAAGCCTATTACACAAAAGGCACAATGAATTGGCAAAAGGGTTTTGGCATTATTTACATTGACCGCAAGCGTGTGCAACCCGTAGCCATTCCAGTCGAGCGTGACGGCAGTTTTATTGTAGAAGGCAAACGTTTCGGCTAAAATAGTTTTACCCCGTTACTGCCCTATCGAACATTGGGCGTGTACGGGGCTTTCTTTCGGCGTGTCGTTGACAAAATAGCATTTGACCCTTCAAAATAGGATTTGAAATCCTATTTGAAAGGGGATTTGAAATGGGCATTATCCGATTTGATCGGAAGTCGGGTGCATACACCGATGGCAAGCACTATGTCAAGGCATCATTCATTCGCCAGTATGCAAAAAACAAGCTAGGTATAAGTCAAGAGCGCGGTCGTTTGAGCCGTGAGGTTTTGGCTGCATATTTTCTTGACGTTCATGGGGTGAGTGCAGATGTCGAATAACTTTACTCCAGAACAAATCGTAATGATCTGCATTGGTCTTTTTTTCGGTGGACTAATGGTTTATGTAGGAATCGACTCAATCTATAAAAGGGGCTATCAAAATGGGTACGCAAAAGGCTACGTCAGAGGAAAACTCGTACAGAGCGAAAGACTTATTGACTAGTGCGGCAGACATTATCGATGAACGTGGGCTCGAATACGGACATCCCGCAATCAATATCAAGCGAATCGCTGAGTTATGGTCTAGCTATTTCGGACGGGAAATTGATCCGTTGGACGTGTGCATCTGCATGGCGTTGGTCAAAGTCTCACGGATCGTTGAAACTCCTAACCGGGATAGTTTTGTTGACTTGGTTTCCTATGCTGCGCTCGCAGGCGAAATGGCATTGGGCACGGACTGGGCTGATTATGGCCAAGATTACGCCGTCTAAGCGTGGCGTCTGGTGCTGTTACTGCAAGCAAAGATGGGGCGTGAGTGATGTTCGCGGTCAGACGCAAGCGGTTTGGACGATTACATCATTCAGGCGCAACAAGGTCATTGACAGGCATTACTGCTTTACTTGCGCTAAAGAAGCACAAACTTGGCACGATGGGTCAACGTGGAGCTTCAAAGAACAACTCGACTACACAGAAGGAAAGCAGGAGCTAGATGTTCAATTTGAATGATTACGAAGATGTTGATACGCGCATCCATAAGTTTTATGAGACTTATCCCGATGGCGCGATATTGACAGAACAGGTGCTAAATGATGAAGAAAAAGGAATCGTTGTTTTCAAAGCAATTGCTTACAGAACTCATGTTGATACTCAGCCTTCCGCTACTGGTTATGCTCGCGGTGCTCGCAAGGATCGCGGCGTTGATCGGGATTTTTGGTTTGAAAATTGCGAGACGTCTGCTATCGGTCGGTGCTTGGCGAACTTGGGGCTTTCTGCTAAAGGAAAGCGAGCAAGCAGTTTGGAAATGGCTAAGGTTAACGATGCTAAGGAACGTCCTGCACCAGTTCGTGTACGAACAGAGGAACAGAGAGACTTTCTAAAGGCTCAGAATCCTGAAGCTGAAATTGTCTGGGATACAACGCTCGAGCCACCGGCAGATGTTTTAACACTGGATGAAGCCATAAATAACGTGATGAATGGTTTACCAGCAGAAATTGTGCCCAAATGCAAGCATGGCGAGCGCGTGTTGCGTGAGGGTACAGGCAAAAAGGGTGCATATCGAGGATGGATGTGCCCGCTTCCCTACAAGCGCAAGGCCGAACAATGCGAAGGAATCTGGATGGTTTTAGATCCGTCCGGACGCTGGAGCTTTAGGCCTGAAGATGAAGCGTTGATAGTGGGGTGATGAAAGTGTTAGTAATGGATAAACAATTAGACGTGTGCGACAATTGTAACGAGCCTATAACTGCGGGGGCAGTAAAGCCGTGCGAATGTCGCACATGTCATGTGAGGTCAAACTAATGAGCAAATCACGAAAAGTCAGAGGTCGTGAAAGCGAACGAATATTAGCACAATATTTGCGTAATCATGGTTGGGCACACGCGCATCAAGTGGGATCAGGTGCGAGCGGCAGCGATATTCAAGGCATCGAGGGTCTTGACATCGAAGTCAAAAGCCGGTCAAAGTTTGAGCCAGCAGCCACGATGAAGCAGCTCAAAGCACGCAAGGCCACGGGACTAGGCGTAGCCGTCATGCGCCTAAATGGCCAAGGGGAAGCCGCGATCGATGATTGGGTCGCGGTTCTCCGGGTTGAAGATCTTGTTTATCTATTGAAAGCTAATGGCTACTAATGGGATGGCAAACAGGAAGTAAAAAGATTGGCTATAAAGCCGATGATGAGCATTACACGCCTAAATGGTTGTTCGATGCGTTCGGCGTTGAGTTCGATTTAGATGTTGCTGCTCCGTGTGGAGCTGTGCCTTGGATACCAGCAAAGAATAGTTATTGCCAGCACGATAATGGGCTGATTCAAGAATGGTATGGGTTAGTATGGATGAACCCTCCATATTCAAAGACCACGCCATGGGTGGAGAAGTTTAAAGCTCACGGCAATGGGATTGCGCTCATGCCAATTACAGCCAGTAACTGGTGTAAAGACTTTATGCAGACAGTCCCGGCGTTATGCATACCGAATCAAAGAATCTATTTTGAACATCTAGTAAAAGGCCGCAAGCTGATTATGTGGCAAACAGGTTTTTATGCGATGGGTGATGGCATTGAGATACTCGAAAGAGCCAAGATAGGTCGGGTGTTCAAATGACAGAACCTCTATATCTGCATCGGTGTTATGGGTGTGGATTATGGATTTACGGACAAAGGGAAAGGTGTGAGGAATGCTCATTTACGACTTCTTCGCGGGCACAGGTTCAGCGACCAAAGCCTTCGAAGACGCAGGGCACACAGTCATCAAAATAGAACTTGATGAACAATTTGAAGCTCATGAACGCGATATTCTTCAATTAAATGCAGTTGATTTGATAACGAAATATGGGCATCCCGATTTCATCTGGGCAAGCCCGCCATGTCAAAAGTTTAGTGTTGCTTCTTTGTGGAAATATTGGGCAAAAGGCGACCCGTATCCCGTGCCAAAACATCCATCGGTTTATGATGCCATTGATTTGATGAAACACACTCTCAAATTGATTGAGGATATAGCTCCGAAATATGGCTGGTTACTTGAGAATCCTCGAGGAATGCTGAGAAAGCAAGAGTTTATGCAGGTGTATCCACGCCGCACAATTACTTATTGCCAATATGGTGACGTGCGAATGAAGCCAACGGATCTCTGGGGTTACGTTCATGGATGGACGCCAAGGCCAATGTGTGCGCCAAAAGCCAATTGCCATGAATCGAGTCCAGCGGGTACAAACGCCGGGGGAACGGGAAAACTTAGGAATGCTAAGTTGCGTTCCATGATTCCTTATGAATTGGGTCAAGAATTATTGGGAGTTCTCGCAAATGTCGACAATTAGAAAACGACACGCCGTTCTGACCTGCGGTTTTGTTAAACCCCTTGACAAGGCTGGTATGCTCAGACCGCTTGCGCGCCTGAGAGGCAGCGCACTTCGCGGACGAGCATTGGCGAGAGCTGTATTTATTGGGCTGTTAGCCATAAATCTAAACTTCGCTGCACCTCAAAAAGCATATTCTCAAAAGCCATATAATGTTATGAATATCAAGTTATATGCCTATAACAAACTCAACTGGAACGACTTCCAATGCTATAACTGGCTTATTCACTATGAGAGTAGATGGAATTATAAGGCTAAAAATGGTAGCCATTATGGATTAGGTCAGATGAGATCGAAGTGGTATGGCACACTAAGCCCATACAAACAAATAGACGTTCATCTTGATTACATCAAGCATCGATACAATGGAAAGCCATGCAAAGCGTTAGCACATTGGGAGAATAAAGGATGGCACTAAAGCCATACAGAGCTACTGCTCATTGGAAGAAGATAAGGTTACAGGTGCTCAAACGTGATGCGTATACATGTGCTTATTGCGGTGACCAAGCTAATGAAGTGGATCATCGGATTGCAAAGGTCAAGGGCGGGGAAGATTCGTTGGATAATCTTGTTGCTGCGTGTAGACGATGTAATATACAGAAGAAAGATAAAGATGAAGCGGTTTTTTTAGCACAACGTTCTACCCCCCCTGCCTTTCCGGCCTACATTTCCCCAATCGGGTCAAATCGGGTCAAAACGGACAAAAACCCCAACACTTTTGTCAAGATCGATAGTGACTCACCTTTTTCCGCACCTGACCAATTGGGGGCTAGAACGGAATGACTAAGCGCAAGGGCAATACAAAACCGCGCTTACAAAACGCACCAATTAAAGGCAAGAGTCGGATTGTTGAAGTCAAAAAGTTTCTGACTGACTGCAATCTAGAGCTGCTACCGTGGCAAGAATACGTTTTAACGGACATGCTCAAAGTGGACAGCAAAGGTATGTTTAAGAGGCGCACTAATTTGTTGCTGGTAGCAAGACAGAACGGAAAGACGCATTTAGCACGTATTCGCATCCTTGCCGGATTATTCGTTTTTGGCGAGAAGAACATTGTTGCCATGTCATCCAATCGTGGCATGGCTTTAGATACCTTTCGCAAGGTTGTTGAAGTCATCGAAGATAATCCACACCTAGCCGCGCAGGTCAAACAGATTCGTGTTGCCAATGGTCAAGAATCGGTAGAACTGTTATCCGGTGCGCGGTATGAAATTGTGGCGGCCACGCGTGATGGCAGTCGCGGAAAAACCGCCGATTTGTTATACATCGATGAATTACGCGAGATAGATGAAGAATCGTGGACTGCCGCGAAGCCAGTCACGCGCGCACGTCCCAATAGTCAGATTGTGATGACCAGTAACGCAGGGGACGCGTTTAGCACGGTGCTCAATGATTTACGATCTAGGGCTTTATCGTATCCGCCTGCCACGATGGGTTATTGGGAGTATTCGGCAGATGACTTTGCCAAGATAACCGATAAAAACGCGTGGTATCAGGCCAACCCGGCACTTGGCTATCTGATTGACGAAGAAACGATTGCCGATGCCATTGCAACATCCAGCGTTGAAGCCAGCAGAACCGAAACGCTTTGTCAATGGGTTTCAGCGTTGAAGTCGCCGTGGCCTTATCGCGCGTTTGAAGATTTAACGGTGCAGGATCTCAAAATTGAGCCGGGTCGACTCACTATCTTTGGCATGGATATATCGGTCAATAAAAAAATGGCTAGCCTTGTGGCAGGCCAAGTGCAAGATGACGGCAAAATAGCCGTTGGCGTAATTGCTCAATTTGAAAGTCAGGTTGCCATTGACGAGCTGAAGATGGCTGTGGAAGTCAATGATTGGGCAATGAAATACAAACCTAGAATGATTTGCTTTGACAAATACTCGACCATGAGCGTTGCCGAACGGTTGGCACTAAGTGGGCACAGAATCCAAGATATGTCTGGGACTGTATTTTACCAAGCGTGTTCGGATCTATATGATTCGCTGGTGAACGCGCGTATTGTTCACATCGGACAGGCTAGTCTGGTGGACTCCATGAATAACTGTGCCGCTAAAGAAACTGACGCAGGTTGGCGTATTGTGAGAAGGAAGTCAGCCGGAGATGTTTCCGCAGCAATCAGTTTGGCAATGGTCGTCCACCAGCTACTAAAACCACAAAGCAAACCACAAATTATTGCCGTCTGATTCGCCTGCTTTGTCCGTTTTGTGTGGTATCCTTTAGAGGATGGGACTATTAGACCGTTTCAGGCCGACAAAAATCGAAGCGCAAAACGCGCCGCAGATCATGTCGGAAAATTGGCAGATTGCGCCACTAACAACAGCTAACGTTTCAAGAACCGATGCTGTATCTGTGCCATCAATTGCTCGCGCAGCTTCTTTGATTAAAGGCATTATTGCATCAACGCCGCTAGAAGTTTATCGTGAGAGCACAGGCGAAGAAATTGACAACGTGCCAGCATGGATTAAACAACCATCACCTGCGCAACCACGTTCGGTAACAATCGCGTG